CGGTGGGTAGTTTTGCGGATAATTGCCTGCATCGCCCTGTGCGGCTTGCTGTGCATTCCCTGACGGCTTTCCATCACCGCAGAAGTTCAGCTGATCCACATTGACTTCCATTGCATAGTGCTTCACGCCGTTGTTGTCGGTATAGTCCGCATTCTGTAGCCGACCTTCGGCGGTAATCATACCGCCCCTATGTAAATACTTAACTGCAAACTCTGCGGTCTTGCCCCAACATACACAGCTGATAAAGTCTGCTTCCGGTTTCCCTTCTACCTTTCGATTTCTGCCAACCGCCAGACGGAAATGGCAAACCGCCGTGCCGCTCTGTGTCTGCCGTGATTCCGGATCCGCACACAGCCTTCCTGTGATTACAACCACATTCGTCATGCTTCAATATCTCCTCTCTCGTCCTGCACTTCCCGCAATGCACGGGAAACGTCATAAATGAATTGCTTCTGTGCTTCCGTATCTGGAAAAATGTGCTCTGCTACATTGGAAACAAGCGTACACAATGCAGCACCCGTTTCCGCTGCATTCGCACCGCCAAACACAGCACGGCAGCTGATTTGATGGTCTTCATACAGGACTGCTTTCAGCTTCAGAATCTTTTTCATTTCTGTTCCTCCTGCTTCTGACTTGCTGTAGAATAAGAGCAGCCCAGTTCCTGAAAGAGTTCCTCTCTTTTTCCCAGCAGGTAATAGAGTTCGTTCAGAAACATGGAATCCTCTGTCATGTCAGCGAACAGCTGTTCACTGTACAGCAGGATTCTGGATTTGATTGCATTTTCCAATGCCGTCAATCGTGCATATGCATTCATGTTTGGTTCTTCCTTTCCATATCTTTTAGTTCT